TAAACAATGGCGTACCTTATATAGAGGAGATTGCATAATGGCGATCGGAGATAAGATAGAACTAGCTTTTAAATCCGAGTTACAAGCTGTGGAACAATCTGTAGCTACCTTAAACACCCAAATTAATACGGCAACCACTGGCATTGAATCTAGGGTTAATACACTCGAAGGTAATAATACAGAGTTGCTACAGTTACGTGTAGATGTTGATTCTGTTGACGACCAACTCAACAATGTTACTACTGGTTTGGTTGGGGCTGTCACTAGCATTGATAATCAACTCAATGAAGCAGGTACGGGTGTTGTAGCACGTCTTGAAGACTTAGAGCAAGGCGGCACTTCAACAACTAAATTTCGCACTCACTCTCCAAATGGGGTTTATGAGGATGGTGAAGTTGTGCAGAGAGACGATATAATCTATAAATCCAATAACGCCATAGACGGCAGCTCGACACCCGTTCCATTTGTGGTTGGGGTTGGCGTTAATATGTGGACACCGTTCACCGCTGTAATTAGCAATCCGTTACAGCTTGCAGCATCTGATAGCAACGGTAAGTTAGTGCCTCTAGGTGTAACCGTTACAGAGGGTCAAATAATCGCAAGCGGGACAACTGTTGGTACAGAAGATCTAGCTGATGATGATGGTTTTATTCACCATGACACATCAATCGCAACTGGTAACAAAATGAGAAAAACCAAAATCTCTAAGATTTGGGATTATATTTCAAGTAAGTTGTCTGGCGCTGTTAGCTCGTACTTAACAAGTAACGCCACAGTAAATAGAGTCATTGTATCAAACGCAAGTGGTAAGTTAGCAGTTAGCGGAGTTACGACTACTGAGCTAAACATGTTGGATGGTGGTACATCTAACATTCAAAATCAGTTAAACGCAAAGCCAACAATAAAGTGTAAAATATTAAAAGGGGTGTTCCCGGGTACGGCAGACAACTTTACAAAAGCACATGGGATACCAGACGGATCGACTGTATTGGGTTTTTGTATGGGAGTTCAGTATTCTGGTGCGGCAGATGTAACCAGTCGACTAGCGATGCCTCCAAATTTTACTGATTCAGCCAACTTTCATTATCAAGTATATATTGCAGACGGCGACTTAACAGTGAGGCAAATCAGCAGCAGTAGCTTGAGAGGTATGCCGTATAAATGTGTGATATGGTACGATTAAAACTGAATAAATAAAACAAAGCCCCTAGGGGCTTCAAGGATCTAACATGAGCGAACCAATAACACCGGAAATTATCGCCGCGTTTCGTGATGCTATGCCAGCGTTCAGCGACGATACAAAATGGCCCGATAGTGTGATCACAGGTGCGTTATGTGAAGCGTTCCCCGAATGTGGTAGTCGTGGATGGGGCGCGTTCGTTGTCGATGATTGTCAGAACTTTAAACGTCGCGGCGTGTTCTTCTACGCTGCTCACTGGTTGAGCATTACGTACAACACTGGCGCGGGTGCCACCGATCCGAACGACATCGATTCGGCGGCTAGATTAAATCTATCGTCAAAATCAGTCGGTGACGAATCAATAACGTATCGTATTACAGGTATTGAATCGACCGCTAACGACTTCTTATCGTTGACGCTATACGGCGTTCAATACGTTAGGTTACGTAAGCGTGCTGGAATGGGAGCGCGCGCGGTTTAGTGGATAACACGACACGCTTGTAACGCAGCGTGTCGTGTGTTTTGTTACCTTAGTTTTGGGGTAAATTTAAAGGTAGCGTAACGTGTTGATTAATAACGGTTAACCCGATTTACCTCAAAACACCCCTTAAAAATGAAACTCGCGACCAGTGTTGATGATATTTTAATTATATTTCAAGTTACCCGAACATGTATTAACTCCACATTGGTTCGAGGTGACGTAAAGTATTGATTAATATGGTCATACCTCAAAACGATACGTACCCCGACGTTTTTGCAATCCCTTATAGTATTCTTGTATATAGTTATTATATTTATATTATATATACTATATACATACTTATAATTCTTACAGTTATTAAAAAGTAAGGTATAGAGGTAAGAGTGATAAGTGATTGATTTTTAAATTCTTAACAATACCCCGACCTTATTTTATTGCGGGGTTGGTGCGGGGTGTCTTTACGCGTGTTATAATCGACGACATGATAAAACCCAAAGTGACTGTGACCAACGTACAACAAGCCCGTGACGCTATTCAAAAAGCGTTGCGCGAGTTGATGACTGACAAATTCGTAATGGTCGGCATTCACGAGGATGCTGGACAACACGACGACTCAACGTTAAGTATGGCGCAAGTCGGCGCTGTTAACGAGTTCGGAACGCAGCACATACCCGCGAGACCGTGGCTTAACCCTGGTGTTGCGAGTGGTAACGCTGAATATTATGATATTATCACTAAGACAATGGCCGACGGCGGCACACCCGAACAAGCGTTAAACAAGGTCGGCGTCGTGGCGGTCGGTAAAGTTCAAAAATACATGACGGATTTACGCACACCGCCGAACGCGGCAAGCACGATCAAAAAGAAAGGTTCGTCAAATCCGCTGATAGATTCGGGAGCGATGCGCCAAAGCGTCACGTATAAAATCGATAGCGGTAAACCTACCGAGGGATTGTAACAAATGACTTTATCAATGTTAGGCCACGTCGACTCGACGTTTCAATCGGGACCAGCTACACGGACTGCACGCACTAACGGCGGGTACGACACCGACGGTATTTGGCAAGACGGTGCGAGCGTAACGACGTCACACACTGTCACCGTTCAACCTGCCAGCGACCGCGAAATCGAAGCGCTCGAAAAGGGTGGGGAACGTATTATCGACGCTCGACGCATTTACGTTAACGACGGGATTGACGCGAGTATTCAACAATCTGATTTGTGGACATTTGCGGGGCAAACGTGGAAATGTCACAAACTAGACAATCGCCCGTGGCGTAATTACTGTAAGGCCATTGTATCGAGGATTGATAACCAATGACACGCTTAGAATTATTCGCAATATTGCAACCGATTGTTAAACTCGTTACTGGTTTGACGACGGTTATATTAACAGACCAAGTCGATAGCTCAGGCGTGGGATTACCGTCACCCGCTGGCGAGTACGCCACGATTGAGCCGAAACAGTCCATATCTGAACGCGGCCAAGCAAACATGTATCGCTCAACGAGTTTAACGCCTCGCTCAATAGACGTCGAACCACGCGCCCAGGTAATTGTCGAAGCGTCCGTAAACGTGTTCCGTGGTGTTGATGCGTTGAGTCGTGTCGAACATCTGTTACAGTGCAACAAGCGCCCCGACGTTAGCGCCGCGTTACGTGCTGCGGGTATCGGTTGGCAACGTACCAGTGCGCCAAATAACCTCACACGGTTACAATCGGGAAACCCTGAACAACGCGCACAAATTTACATTTATTTGATGTATGAGACGCGTCAAACCGTAGCGATGAATAACATCGAGTCGGCTAGCTGGCAGGTTGAGTTAGAGGACGGTACAGTCGTGCTAGAAGATAGCGTAGGTGTGTAGTATACTGTTCAAGATTGCAATCAAGAGGATTAACCTAAATGTCTTTTAATGTTGATAATATTATTCAGATCAACACGCTTATAGCGCCGCAAGGACTTGGCACAGCCAACTTCGGTTCAGCGTGTGGATTTGCCCCAGAGTCGGAACTACCCGTCGGTTTTGCCGTCGATACGCGCCGTGTATACTCAAACTTAACCGATTTGGCTGTCGACTTTGCCGACACAACCGAAACGTATAAAATGGCGCGATACTGGTTATCCGGTACACCACGCATGAACTCGCTAACTATTTGGGGTACTGCTGACGCCGACGCGACTTGGACAGCTACGCTTAATAAAGCCCGCAACGCTTTTTGGTGGTTTTATTCGTTCTTTACTGCGCCCGTTTACGCGTCAACCGCTGACGTTCAAGCTATTGCAGCATGGTCAAACGATAACTTATCGTGGTTTATGAATTGTCAAACTGGCGCTAATGCCACGGCTATTCGTGACCCGAACCTAGCGACCGACATCGCCACGCTGTTAACAACTAGCGGTTATCGCTTCGCTGGTACACTGGCGCACGCGACCGACCCGTATGCTGGTATCAAACTTTGCGTACCATTCGCCAAAGTTAACTACAGTGCTATTAACTCCACGATTACCGGCGAATTTAAAGTGTTGTCTGGTGTCGCTGGTGAAGATTTGACGGGTACAGCATACGCAGCGATGACCCAACCGACTAAAAAGTGTATGTTCTACACTAAGGTCGAGTTACAAGGTGCCGTTGATGCTGGTCGTGTTATTAACTCGTGGTCACATTCATCATACGGTGAATACATGGACGACGTGATTAACTTAGCGGCATTCTCGAACGCTGCGAGTGTTAACCTATACAACGCCGTTGCGAACCAACCGACTAAACTTGGTCAAGACCCTATCGGTCAATCGGTGTTAATCGGTGCGGCTAAAGCGTTCTGTCAACAGTACATTAATAACGGGTTCTTAGGTCCTCGTAATTATATCGACCCTGACGACGGCGTGTTGAAATTTACCGAAGGTTACGAGATTTTAACGAAACCCGAAGATATTTTGAACCTAACCGACCCCGACCGCGCGGCACGTAAATCTGCACCGTTACGTATCCGTATTTTCCGTAAGGGCGCAATTCATTCAGTGCCTGTTGATATCAACGTTTACTAAGAGGGCTTTAAAATGGCTTTAAATAATTTTGGTCCCGATAGTTCCGTACTGACTATCAACGGTCGTTTAATGGAAGAATGGGGTGAGAATACTAGTCCGTATAGTGACGCACCTATCGACCCTAAAGTCACGCTTCGCCGTGGTCAAGGTGGTCGAGCTATACGTTTGAATCGCAAAAACCCCGGACGTACTGTTAACGTTTACTTTAACCCAGGTTCGCAAGATTCGGCGTATATGCAAGGGTTGTTTAACTCTAACGCGGATATCACTTTGTCGTGGACTCAAATTGGTACGCTCGAAGCGGCTATTGGCACGGAAGGTGTGATCACAAACGACGCAGCGATGAACCGAGCTGGTACAACTGTCAGCGATGACCAGTTCACTATGGAGTTTAATAGCTGGACGGCTACTAAGGGTCAACTATAATGTCACAAATACGGGCCATTACGATTAACGATGTTCAATACAACGTGGCGCAAGCCTCGGCAGTTGAACAGAAGAAAATCATGTTACACATCGGCGCTAAAATTGCGTTCAATAGCGCCACGACCGACACGTTAGAAATCGACTCGACGATGTTATTCGGTTTGTTGATGTCGTTACCTGAGTCGACGTTCGACGAAATATCTAATGTGGTATTACGTAAAGCGTTTATCGCTGGTACTGATACACCCGTTACGCTCGCTAATTTCCAAGGTTCGATGACGAGCTATTTTAAATTAGTAGCCGAAGCGATTATGTTTAACCTTGGCGATTATTTTACTTGGCTCGACAGCGAAAACGCCGCGCGTCGAGCACAAGCAAAGAGCGTGAAGGGTTAACCGATTGGTTTATGATGACACCATGTGTTGGAGTTGTGGGGTTATGTCCACCACTCTGCACATGGGCCGAATTGAACGACGGCACGTATTCAATTGCTGACGTGTTACGATTCCACAATGTAATCGAAGAAATGATCATCGCAGCTAAAAAAAACGCCCCATCGTAGGGGTGTTTTGTTATATACGTGTCGGCATTATCGCAACTTGTAACAAGTCTTTATCATCGTTAAATTTTCTAGAAATTAGCAATGACGTTGAAGCGTCTCGGAATTTAAACAAACCAGTTTTAAAAGTGTGACCATGTAAAACTAATTCACACGCTTTGCATAATTTACCCAATAGCGTAAAGTTCATCCCAATTTCATCACCTGTAAATGTACCCGTTTCGTTCAAACGCATTGCGCGCGCTAAATCTGGATAACGTCCGTCGATTAAGTTCACATTGTATTCACCGATGCGTGCCGACTCGTTGTTAATTGTTAACGCCGGTGTATCTTTCGACCCGAACAGTTTTAATAAGTTAGCGAGCGACGTGCCACACAATATCACGTTGGTATCGGGCGCGACGTTAAACATACATGATGTGATCGTGAGTATCATACCTGTTGAACCGTCGGACGCTTCGAGCTTAACCACGCCAGCACTATCGCAAACAACGTGAACCCCATTCAAATAGTAACGAATGTCTTTCTTTGCCGCTACAGTTAACAAACCTTTAAGTGTTTTAATCATTTAGGTAAATCCCCATGTTTATCACAATAACCAGCCGACCAACTGTGAAACGCTCTAACTTGTGTTAGTCGATTGTACGGATTTTTATCACCGTATTTCGCGTGTTGTCCGTCTTTGTAAAACTCGCGCACGTCGCCCTGCATCCCCTCGGTGTTCACGTTGTACGACGCGTGTTGTTCGAATTGTTCACGTGTGCAAACTCGCTGCCACGTTTCGTTTAATTCGCCATCGTCCCACAATGACCAGTTTTCGAACCCTTCTGAATTACGATACACGATCCAATTTTTACCGTAACTCAACTTCGGCCATTTACCACCGTAATGTATAACGGCATCACTCGTGGTTTTATTCATAATACTCCCACCAATTTGTCGCGCAGTTCAAGCACTTCAAACGCTAACATCACTGCACCGAACGCTAGTAATATAGCGACACTAGTCATAGCGACAAGTGTGTGACGTAACCGCGTAATTTCGTTACGTGCTTTAGATAATTGACCTTGTTCCATAATTTACTCCTAGTTTTGTTTCGATAACTAGATATTAAACACTATTGACGACGTTGTCAACCATACGAACTCAATTATTTTTTAATATCGAATCGCGTGTTATACTATCAACAATTAAATACACGGTGGTCATTATGTCTAATGTCATTAGTTCGTTTCTCGTTGGTATTGGTTTTGAATACGACAAGAAATCGGCAACACAAGTCGAATCTGGCATTGATTCGATAAAATCCAAAGCGCTACAACTCGGCGCGGTCGTCGCTGGTGCGTTTGGTGCGTTCAAACTCGGTCAAGGTTTTGCTGACGAAACTAACAAACTTGTGAATTTCGGCAAAATATACGGGGTTGTTGCTGACGACGTGAAAGCGTTGGGTTTCGCGTTCACTGAAACGGGCGGTTCGCTTGAAAGTGCGATGGGTTCACTTGAGAAACTTGAACGTTTCAGAGCCGGTTTAGAAAAAGGTGATGCTGGGTTTATTGCGTCGTTTGGTATCGCACAGGGTGACGCTAACGACATTATTAACGCCACTGACTCAGTTCAAGCACTCACGTTAATAGCTGAACAGTTTAAAAACGCAACACAAAATCAACGTATAAACATGGCCGACGCGCTGGGTTTTGATGAAGCGGGTTTATTGTTGCTGTCAAAAGGTAGTAACGAGGTGTCACGTTTAATCGCTAAATATAAAGAGATTAACACTGATATCACGCCTGGTAGGGCGGCTGACGCTAACGAATTTAAAATAAATAACACTGAGTTAAACGCTAATATAAAATCAGTAGGTGAAACTATCGGCGCTGAGATTTTACCGGTGATTAATGACATAACGGGTAAAATAAACTCGTGGTTTAGTGAGGACAGATTATCTAAACTTGAAGCGATTGCGGGGGCTGTTAGGGCGGCGTTAGGTGGTGGAACACCTGAACAAAACGCAGCGTCAACAGGTTTACCCGAGTGGTTATTTACGACAGACTCCACAGAGACGGGCAAGGCGTTAGGTTTACCCGATTGGTTAACATCACCTGTTGCCGATTTATTTCCGTCAGGTGGTGGGATTAACACCGTCGTACCGTCGGGTCAGTTCTTACCATATAATCCGTCGATGATAAACACAGCGCCGTCAAGCGTACCGACATCACAAGCGCCGTCAAACTCGACACAGAATATCAACGTGTCGTTAAATCTAGACGGGCAAGTTATCGACCGCCGCGTGGTGCGTGTGGTAGATGGAATGGCACAAACAGCTATCGACGATATTTCATCGTCAACGAGGGGGTAACGTGTCACTGATTAATATATTTGTCGCCAAAGCGCCGACACTAGCTGGTATCGAGTTTGACGCGGTTCTCGAAGATACGTTCGAGGCGACCGTGGATTTGACGAGTTACCCCATCGAGTTGGGCGCCCGCGCAAGTGATCACCGTATTATAAACCCTTTTAGATGGTCACTCGTCGGGGCGATTAGCAATACGCCATTGGGTCCGAACTTCACCGATTTTGTCGGCGGCGGGTTGTCTAATTTTTTCGACTCTGGCGTATTGTCAACCGTCGCGGGTTTGTCGGCTGGTTTTCTCGCTGGTAGTGACGAAACGCGGTCAAGTTCTGCGCTCGAATTACTTTTAACGCTTATGACCACTGGTGAACCGTTCGACATTGACGCTGGTGATATACAGCTTAAAAATATGGTCATCGCCAGGATTCGACGCACCAAAGACGCATCGAACGAAGGGGGTTTAATATTCGAAGCGGATTTACAAGAGTTCCCCGAACTATCGACGGTAATCGCTAAAAATCAACCGTTGTCGTCACAGTTGAACCCAAACGACCCGAGCGCATCGCAAGCTAGCGCGTTAAACAATCGCGGCGAAATTAAAGGTCTTGCACCGCTTCCAGCACCATTATCACAAGCTCAAGGGGTGTTAGGTTAATGATCACAATACCATTGCTTAACGGTGCTGCTAACGCTCACCAACGCTTTACGATTCAACTCGGCGATAACCTGTTAGAGTTTACGCTTAACTACGTCACGACGTATGGCCCAGCGTGGAGTGTGGATATAGTGCGAGAAGGTGTGACGCTCATATCGGGCGCAATGCTCGAACCGAACGCGGTAATAACGGATAATTACGAAGCGGATATTGGGCGACTTGTATTTGTCGGTGAAGATGTAACGCTAGACAATCTCGGCGTTGATAACTCGTTACTATGGGTAGCAGACAATGAGTAATTACACTAAACGACAATGGGAAATTGCGCTAGACGATGTGGTTTTCATCGCTGCGACAAACGGACAGCAATTTAAAGCGACGTTTGAAGTTCTGCACGATTTTGGCGGTTATACAAGTTACGCCGATATTGCTTTATATAATTTGAGTGCTGACACAGCGAACAAAGCGTTTAAACGCGGCACTAAACTGTCGTTAAAAGCAGGTTACGAAGAAACAATCGATAATGTTTTTACGGGTACTATTCAAAACGTATTACGCGAGCGTATCGGACCCGACACGATAACGAGGCTTATTTGTCGCGGCGGTAAGTTGACAGACGACCAGACCCAAGTAAACGAAACGCTCGGCAAGAATACCAAAGCGACTGATATTATTCGTGCTTGCGTCAAAGCGATGGAATACCCTATCGTGATGAACGACGACCATTTTAGTGACATTGACCCGTATCCATACGGTTACGCGTTAAGTGGCGACCCGCGCGTATATCTCGACAATCTCGCTAAAACCCACGCGTTTAATTACGTGATTGAAAACGAACGTGTAATTGTGGTTCGTGAAGGGTTCGCTCGTGACGGTGAGACTCATGTCGTATCGCAGTTTACCGGCATGGAGGGTATCCCAGAGATAACCGAGGTCGGCGTCGACGTTATGATCCGACTAAATCCTAAAATTCGTATCGGCGGTAAATATCGAATCGAATCAGATTTAGCGACGTTCAATTTCAGTAACTTGTATTTTGTGGACATACCCGAATCTGCGGGTGTTGGTGAATATAAAATATTTCGAGTATCGCACACGGGCGACACAAAGGGTGACGCGTGGAGCACACGAATAACAGGTTATCGAATTTAATAGTTGACAAGTATGTCACGATTGATTAATAATGTTTGCACGGTGAACGCGTAAAGGTAGATAAAGGCACTACTCCCGTATAATAACAGTTCTCACAAGACGCGTTATTTAAAATCTTGACTGGCAAAGAGCCGTTACCGCCCACGCGGTTTATTATATTGTTAAGGTGTTTAGACATAGTACAATCCGAGCAGAAGCGAGCCGTAAATCAGCGGATGGGTAAAGGGCTAGAGTTAAACACTTTCACAATGTGATTAAGGTCTACAGACCAACCCCGTTAATTCTGTATGATTGTTAGCGTAGGGTGAGAGTTAATCACATTACTCGGCACACGCCCCACGGGAGGTGATCCGTAAGTGGCAAGGCACTGACACCTTGCAGCCACGTAACGTCGCGTTAGACGTAACCGAGGCGACCAAATTCCGCAGCACTCCTTTAGCCCCTTCATTGGGGCGTTTTTTTATGCTACACTCGCAACAATACCCATCACTTGTGTAATTATGACCACTACAGCGACAATGACCGAGCTATTCAAGCGCACATTCTCAGAAATGATGAAGGATGTCGCGACGTCTGTCCCCGGCCATATCTTATCGTTTGACCCACAAACGCAACTCGCACAGGTTCAAATCGGCATTGTGCGCATCGACGTACGCGGTAAATCGTTCACGCCCCCACCGCTTATCGAAGTGCCAGTGTATTTCGCGGGTGGTAAATGGGTCGTCGAGTATCAAATCGACCCGAACGACGAAGGTGTGATCTTATTTTCACAGCGTTGCATTGACGGGTGGTTAACGACGGGTGGTGTTGCCGAAAATCCAATCATGCGTTTTCACGACATTAACGATGCGTTTTTTTTACCCGGCGTCCGTTCACTGAACAATGTGATCACTGATTTCGCAAACGACGGTATTCGCATTCGTAACGCTGACGGTTCGCATTACGTGTGGTTGAAGGGTGACGGCACGATTGAATCAACGAACGGCGCAGCAACCGACACGCTCGCGCCAGACGGAACGATTACACGCACGAATGGCGCTGGTAATATCACAATGTCACCTGACGGGACTGTGAACATTAACGGCGCTATTATTACCCCCGACGGCGCAATATCATCACCAGTTAGCGCAACTGCACCAACCGTAACGGGTTCAACGTCGTTAGTTGTAGCGGGTAAAGAAGTTAAAGAACACGTTCATGCGCCAGGTACTTACGTGGCGGGTGGCGATGCGGTTACTGGCAATAGTGGAGCACTTTAAATGACAGTAAGACGATTAGACCCAACCACGGGCGACATTGTGACAAGTGGTGTGCAATTTACGGGCGGCGTTGAAGAAATAGCGCAAACCGTAGCGACTCGACTACGCTTATTCATTGGTGAGTATTTCCGCGATATTACCGACGGGACACCGTGGTATCAGTCAATTTTAGGTAAAGAAGGTACATTATCGAGCAAAGAGGCCGCGATTAAAAACCGAATCATTCGGACAGAGGGGGTCGTTCGTATACTTGAGTTTAACACTGACTTTGATATCAACACTCGCAAATATAGCGTCACGGCTGATATACTAACGACAACAGGTGAAACAACAACGGTGATCGTGTAATGGCCGAACTAACATCAACGGGTTATGTACTATACCCACAAAACCAGTGGTTCGATACTGAGCGGGCGTTATATCTCGCAATCGACCCGAAATGGAACCTAGACCCATCGACGCCCGACGGTTTAAAGCTAGCGTCGGACGCTGAAATTTGGACGAATCTTGACGAGTTGGGGCAAGTCGCTTACAACTCAAAAGACCCGAACAAAGCGAAGAATGTCGACTTAAATATTATCTGCTCATTGACCGGTACTATTCGCAGTCAAGGAACTCCGAGCAATGTGGAATTAACACTCGGCGGCGTACCCGGCACAGTGATTATCGCTGGTCGTCAAGTCGAGTCCCGTGTTGACGGTTCACGTTGGTCGATTGATACTAACGCCACAATCGGTGGTGGCGGTACGGTTACGGTCAACGCTACGTGTACGGTCAACGGGGCGACACAAGCTAATATAGGTACGTTGACACGTATCGTTAACGTTGTGGGTGGTTGGCAAACTGTCACGAACGCATCGGTTGCAACACCCGGCACGAATCGACAAAATGACGCATCGTTACGACTCGAACGCGCCAAATCCGTATCACGACCTGGTAACGCTCAAGTTGACAATATGCTCGGCGAGATATTCGCGGTAAACGGTGTTCGTCGCGCTGTGATTTATGAGAACGACACTGACGTAACAGACGCAAACGGATTACCTGAACACAGTATCGCACCTATCGTTGACGGTGGAACTGACGCGGACGTAGCGCTCGCTATATTCCGTAAAAAGAATCCGGGCTGTACGTTTCACGCTAGCGGTACACTTGTCACGGTGCTAGACGTATTCGACTTGTATCCGTCAAATAAAAAAGACATCACGTTCAGCCGTCCAACGTATATCGATATGATCGTGGTCGTTACGATTCAAAACGACGGATCATTACCAGGTAACGTCGCCGATTTAATAAGTCAGGCGATTTTAGATTACGCGGCTGGCGACCTTGTAGCCGTTGAATGTGGATTTAACGCTGTCGGGTTTGACATTGGCGAAGAAGTCCCAGTATCGCGTATTTACACACCTGTGAATCAGGTTATAGGTCAATACGGCAATTCATACGTAACTGGCTTAACGGTGAACACGTTAACAGGTGGTCAAGTACCTATCGCGTTTAACGAGTTGTCGCGCTGGACGTCGGGTAATATAGCGGTGACTATCAATGCCTAATCGTATTTACGCACAATACGCGGATAAACCCAAAGCTGTTGCGTGGTATAACATCACGCCAGCAATGGCGCAACCGCTATTCGATACGTTCGACGCGGTTAGAATGTCTTACGATATCGACACGGCTGTCGGTGCACAACTTGACGTTATTGGTCGAATTGTCGTTATTGACCGCGGGTTTGAATCGTTTGTCGTGTTTGACCCTGATACGTATTTCGGCGGTGAAGGTGACGCTTGTCAATTTGGTGGCGCTGATTCGCAATTCGAGTCTACAGGTTCTGTATTATCGCAAGGGGTTAGTGACGCTATATTTCGCGTGCTCATTCGTGCTAAAATTGCCAAGAACAACAACGACGCGACACTTGACGGTATCGCATCAGCGTTAAGTTTCATCACTGAGTCAAGTCCGATACAGGTTGTCGATAACGAAAACATGACAATGAGCGTGTCATTCGGGTCGGAATTAACAGATATTGAAAGGTTTGTATTTAACACGTTTGACGTAGTACCAAGACCGCAAGGTGTTAGGTTTTTGGGGTACGTCGAAGAAACAGCAATTACACAGTTTGGCGGGGCGTTTAGTTTTGGTGATACTCGCGCATCATTCGGTTTCTACTTTGGAGCATAGCCACAATGGCCATTAAAATTTATGAAAAGTTCGCACCACGCGCAAATCCCGCCGACGGCGATTACCCTTATGGTTCGTTAAAAAACGAGTCAGTACCCGGTGCTAAGGACGGTACGCCGCTCGACGCTGCGTGGGGTAACGATTACGCGGGTTCCGACGCTGAGTTATTCGCGCAAGCTGGTATCGTACCGAGTGGTGAACCTGATAAACTTGGGGTATCGCAACGTGTCGATGCGATGTTTAATTTGTTCGGCAGGACTGTAGACTCAATAAAAGATTTAGGTTTAGTAACTAATCCATCTGATAAATCCGGTACAGTCGTTAACGGTTTTTACGTGGATTCAAGTGTTGGTGGCGGTTTGTTTATTTGGGACGACACAAAGGACAAAGCTACTCATAACGGAGGAACCGTATTAGACCCAATCAGGGTTCTGGCTTGGGACGGTACTTTTGGCGACTTAGCAACACTCTACACCGTGGGTGTCGGTTCTGGTTGTTTCGTTAAGGTTGACGGCAACACAACTGTTGATAGTTTTGGTGCTGTTGACTCAACAGTAAGTGACATTGATGTGGTGTTAACTCAGATGGAGGCTGCCGGTGTTGGAACTATCGTAGCTAACACGTTGACTTACAAGACTGAGAACTTTATTCCAGCTACTGACGCGTTGAGTTTTGCAGGTAGCGCTCAAATACAGACGAAGGCTGGCCACACTTTCAATATCTCAGTGTGTATGGAGAATAAAGTTGGAGCAGGTGAACCCATAAGAATGGCTTATACAGACACAGATTGGGATTGGGGGACGTGTTCTTATCTTAAATCGAAAGGTATTAACACTATCATGTCGTTCGGGTTATTTGCTGAATCCAATCAGTTACTACTACTTCGCAGCGTTATTGCAGCTAAGATGCAGATTATGGCTTACAGTAATGAAGCTGTAGCATCACTACCACAGCTAATAACTGATTATGCTAATGTCATTGCCTTCTATATATATGATGAACCGGACGCGCAAGCCATACCTGTAGCAGCACAAGATGCAAGAGTGCTTAGTTATAAGGCTGTGACTAATAAACCCATAGCTTGCTCTGCTGTGCTGGAAATGGAAATGACTAGATTAGTGTCAGATAAGTTTGATATTATATTTCTACAGCACTATTATACCGAGGGAGCGTTAAGTTCTAAATATCTCACTGATACAATTGATAGAAATAACACTGTTAAGGGGGTAGTTCTTCAGGGGAGCTACTTAGTTAAACACCCCAGCACAAAGTTGATACCCGTAATCGGGCTATTTACACATGCGGCATACACTTTAAGTGTGAGTAAAATAGATAACTATGCAAAAGCAGTTGCGGGACTATCTGATGATGGTTCATGCGCTATGTTTGTATGGGGTGGTACTACTGACCCAAGTATTATTAGCTCACCAAAAAGCAATAATGACCTTTTAAAAGTTTTAAATAAACTCATATCGTTTACAACTTCAGCTGCCAAGGTTAAAATCACCCCCGTGATATTCACAAGCGATAATGATTACGCTGAGTTCGGGGCGATAACATCTAGCGCTAACTTAATGTCAAACACCACACCCACTGTTAAAAACGTTAAACCGTTTAGTGTTAAAAATGTGGGTGGTCTAGTGGATGAATTTAATAGCAACTTCCATGAACAAGGATTGGCAGCGAAGGACGCGGGAGGTTATATACTGCTTGACACTGCCAGCTATGATTGCAGCGGAATGTGTCATATGAAATCAGTATATCGAGACATCCCAGATGGTAGTTCTGCAACAGTTGGTCTAGCTGTCTCAGCTAATAAAGGTTTTACGGTGACAGACATTATTAACGTTGGGGTAGCTAATAATGCAGAGTCCCAATTTTGGATATCTAGAGCAAACACACCAGCTGCAATAAATGGTCATTCTATACTTATCAAACTTGCACCATCAGTGGCTAACGCAAACCACTGGAAGTTTTTAATTGGTCAATTGTATTTGTCTAACTGGGAAGATGTAGTTTACTAACCTCTATGTGTAGAGCTGAACAACAGTGTTGCTTGTTCAACGCTAATCTTACCGGCGCATAATTGATATTCAGTTGTGCGCCGTTTTTTTATCCCGCCACAAGTCCGCGCGTTCGCATCGTCGAAGCAGTCGACAAGTTTCCCGCCGACTCGAATATACTTATAAGCTAAGATATTTTTACACGACTCTCGCCACCTGCCTTGCCGCAGTAACTTATAACCTGTGGAATTTTGCAACGCGCCCGTGCCTAGGTTGTATGAGAAGTCAGCCCACGCCACGATCACATTGTCGGGTAATTTGTGTGGTATACGTTGAAGCGGTTTAGCGTGTTCAAGTAATTCAACGATTAATCTGTCTTGGCATTCTTTGGGCGTAGCTGTATCGCCCTGTTTGACGCCTTTTGTCGCGCCTGTGCAAATAGTCCATATCCCCACGGGGTCTTGATACGCCAAGTATTTAGTACCTTCAAAACCCGCAACGAGCGCGACGGCCGCAAATAATGTACCGCCGACTAATTTATTGTTCATTTTAAGTACCTCAATGTGTTAATATTAATGTGTATATTAACACAAACCCACAATTGGAGTAATTATCATGCCAGTATCAAGTAAACCGACACTACCTGTGAAACAAAAAGACTCAAGTAAACCTGTGAAAAATACTAAATAATGACATATCTAGCGTTATGCGCGGTTCTTTTCGGTGTGTTGACGTTGTATCAACCGCATCGTAGAGAGTGGTTAACGTTGTGTGTCGTCACGGTCTTAACTTTTATATTGACGTGCGTACTCAGCAACGAAGATCCATTATTATATAAACTCGTCCCGACCATTACATTTGTAGGTGCCGTGATTTTATGTATACCGCGCACTACGCTAGGTTTTTATCACGCTATCGTTTTATTATTCACACTCGTAGCATATGCGGCACTAGCGTATGACGTTGCGCACGGACAGCATATTTTAATTTACAACAACTACGAAGGTGTCATTTATGGATTGGTGGGGTGTCAAATTATCGCAATTTTTCCAACATTATGGGCTGCTTATCGTGATTTTAATCCAAGTGGCTGCTCTTGGTTGGTCAATTTACAAAGGTATACGAGATAATGAGCGTACACACACCAGATGTGGGCAATGTGGGGATTTACGGCTCAGCGGTCGGCGGAGTCGTAACGACGACGGGAACAGTAACGGGTTGGATTAACGAAAATGCGATGATGATCGGTTTAGGTTTATCGCTTTTATCATTATTAATAGGTGTGGTGTTTAAAGTATTGGCGGGTATACGTGACGAACGTCATCATCGCGAGCGCTTAGAAGCTGAAAGAATACAAAACGCGCAACAACATGAGTCATTACGCGCCGAGTTATTAGCAGCGGTTAGACGTGGCGATTGATCCCCGCGAGTACATCCTCAATATATCCTAAACCCTTACCACCGTTATCAACGGGTAACATGTAAGGCGTCCGACCGTTGTCTAACTCGTGAAGAATGACACGATGCGCTTCTTTTAATGCCGCTTCGAGCGCTTCGATACGTTGTTTGTCAGCTAGTAATTCTGGAACTTTTCGCACATCTGAACCAATAAAAGATTCGCCTTTATACTCGATACCACCACAGAGTCTCGTTGTTGTATCAAATCTATCCACACGCCACGACGAACCTATTTTAATTTCACATAATTCTCCTTTATTCATCACACTCACCACCCTTAGCGACATGAAAGAATCGACAAATCAGTGGGGTTAAAATCACTGATAGCGCTAACCAACACAATAAGAAATTAATCATTTTATCACTCCCAATAATAGCGCCCCGATGTGAAGCGCCCATGACCTAAATGTACATCACTTTGACAATGGCGTCAATAGAGGTTTAACGAGTTTTTCCGCTTGTTCGACGTAATAGTCGTAATTAACGGTTGAACGGTCGAAGTTCTTCACGTTTGAACAGTCCGTAACACGCCAACCCACACATATACCCATTTCGCGCTTATCGTGCTTGCTGCGATTCTTCGTGTGGATACGTTCGTCCCATGCGTCGCCCACCTCAGCGATCACTTGATTGTACAACGTATCGCTGACCTTTGTTGCGCGTTTCCACGTGCCAATCTCGCCCGTAGGTGGGGCGATTTTAACGAGCGTACCGCCGTCGTTCGATACGTAGTAACGAATGATACTGTTAAGTTCCATTTCGGCGTCATATTCTGGCCAACGCATTACGAGACGATTCGAGCGTGGCACTTTGGCGCGACACATGAAGTCGTAGTTGTCAACGTGGTTCATTATGAATGTGCGAATATCCTCACCACGTACTAACGCAGCCTCAGCCGCTTTAGGAACTATTAGTTGTGACGGGTCCTTACCGTAAGGCACTTCACGCGTGCCGGGATTCTCGTCCATGCGCTCGTGAGCATACGCACCGATACGTTTCAATTTACCGCCTTCATATTCGGCAATGTAGCTGTTAACGTCACGGATAAACATTCTAGAATATTGCGCTTCTTCGAGTTCAAGTTGCGTCAACTGCTCCCACCATTTACACAGCGCTCTGGTGTGTTCAATGTATCCACGTGGACAAAAGTACGTCACGCCGTCGGTGTTGGCCTGAATCATTTCAAGACCTGGCACTTTGATTAGTTGCTCGACGAGCATACAAAGCAATAATTGACCGTTGAGCGTGATTGACATCGTGAACTTAGGATCAAGGAACACACTATAAGCGTTGTTACTATTACCGTAGTTAGCGTTAAGGGCTTCTTTGTATGCTGCGTTCTCTGCGCTGCCTTTTTTATACGTTTTACGTGTTTTATAAACTCCCTCGTAAGCGTCACAGAATGCCACTCCTAAATGGTCAGCGTGTAACCTGTTCTGAATGGCTAGGTTCGGGTAAAAGCTGGCGACATCTACATCAATTATCTGATGTGTGACGTTAGATGTGAATATACGAGACTCGACACTTGCATGTATACCACCGGTGCCGAAATAGTATTTAAGTCCGTTGACATCGGCGTTAAGTCCAGTAAACACGCCCTTAGTTTCGGTGATGGTCTTGCTAGCTAAGTACGCTCGAACCGCTTCAAACTCTGGACGCTCGAATTTAACATAAGGGAATATACACTCGGCTAAATTGATTGACGCGCGTATCGTTTGGCGTTTGTGTTTAGTACGCCCCACGCGGTCGTAAAACTCGATACCAGCCTTTTCACATTCGTGAATAAGAATATCGCCGCCCATTTTAGTGTTCGAGTGGTTCATAAACGACTTGCCGAACGTCACGGATAGTTCTTCACGTAGTTTAATTTGGGTCAATGACCGAACGTAAAAGAATATTGTGGCGATAACGTCGTGCTCGTTATATGCGTGTAACGCTTCGATTTGTTCACGGTTTAACACTGTACCAACGGGGAACGGTAAATCGTCGACGTTATCCATACGCATCGCAATTTCAAGCGCTTTAAGGCTCGTCGGCTCTGTACCTGTGACTGGGTTCTCTTTGTTGTAATGCCACACCATAATTAAATCGAGTTGTTCGAATAGTCGCTCGTTGTCCCAAACTTGCAACGCAAACTTTTCGTCTTTCGAACCTTTGATCAATCGCATCGCTAAATCGTAAATAGCGCGGGGGTCGTTCATTTGCCCCATAACGATACGGTGTAACACTGGGTAGTCAAACCCCACGTTATTGTAACCGACGCCGCGAGCGTTACAGGCTTTAAGCTGCATAACGAAAGCGATTAAAGCCACTGAGTCGTCGACAAATTCGCTGATCTCGAATCGCCAACGCGTATCGGTAGCGATATGGATGAATCGAGCCGTAAAGCAATTGGGGTAAGTTTCCAAATCGTACCCATAGTCACGTGGGTTGACGTGCGCTTGCTTTGAAAACTGTTCAGGTGTACCGCAATGTGGACAATGTGACATATCGCCAGGGAACGTTTTACCACAGCCGTTCAAATCGTCACAATGTGATAAGTATTTCATAAATCTGACTCCTTGACGAACGTACCGTTAACCATCTTACCCTTACGGTCTTTGATATCGTGCCAAGCGCTAGTTAAACACTGTGCCATTGAATACCCTTCACGTTCTGCAATATTATCAAGCACGACATTAATATCACCGATTGAGTCTGGTAAACCTGAACCATCGCACGTTTTTATACGCCCTTCGTCTAATAATTCTGTAACTATATCGTTTATTTCAAGCACAGCTTCGAACGGGTCTAAACCAGGTTTTAACGCCATGTAAAGTTCGATCACTTCTTCGAGTAGTTTTTTAAACTGAATAACACTGGTCGTACCTTCAATTAAATTGCGGTCATAATGCCATTTTGTAAAGCGCTCGAATAAAACCGGTAACGATGTGTTATTTAGTTGACTATTAACCATGTTCAGTACTCCAAATATTAAAAAAAGCCCCGAGCCGTTAAGCGTCGGGGCGATTGTTACGCTATTAACCGCGCGGTAAACCTGCTAGATGCGCCTCGGTCCATCCAGGCATTGCGAGTAATTGTTCTTTCGTGTAGCTCGTACCGCTCACGATGTAACCCGGTTCGGCAACTGGTGGAGGTGGTGGAGGTGTAGCCACGGCACCCGGCATTGCTTGCGGTTGCACAAGGTCATGCGCTGGCGTTACGGTTGCCGCTGGTGGCGGGGTTGCGGCTGCTTGCTGTGGTGGCGGGGTCGTAGCGGCTTGAACCACACCAGCGTCAACTAGAGCACCTTGTGGGATCACTGGGGCGCTGCTTCCAAACGCTGCGGCGGCGTCAGGTGCGTTAGCTGACATGATTTGCTGACCAGCGCGAGACAGTTCTAACAGCACTGGGTTGATGTACATACCTGGGCTATCTGTTGAATTATTTGGCGAAACGCTGAACGATAGACGCACATAATCACCGCGCTTAATTTCGTTCTTGTTCTGGATCACTTCGTGTGGTTGATATTTACCGACGTGATAACAAGGTGTCGGGAAACATGACGAAGCGAATATTACCCAGTGACCCTGATAACCTTCACGACTACACGGTGTGACCATCTTTTTGTTCGGCTCGGTCGAATCGCCGTCGGTAATCTTCCAAGAGAACGTACGCATACCGTGTTCACCACGTGGGTAAGCAGCAACGGCCGCAGCGTAGATTTTCTGACCCCAATCGGTTTGTTTCCAGTCGGTCGTACCATTTTTAGGGATAGCGATACCGACTGACTGATTGAACATTGGCGAACCGTCTTTGAACGCTTTTTGCTGACCCGTACGGTCGTCAGTGACTGAGTGCATTTCCATCGGGTGACCAGAAACTAAACGTCCAACAGGTGTTAGGATATCATTTGACATAATTATTACTCCGCTTGGTGGTGTTGGGCGGCGTACCGCCCGTTAAGTTATACTAATTAATTAGATTGATAAACCGATGCGACCGAAAAACTTAGATAGTTTATCGTGACCGCGCTGCATAATCTCACTCTTACTCGGTCTGTCCATATGTTTGGCTACTTTAGATTTTACTTTCTTGCCATGTTTGTTTTGCGACATAATTTATTGCCCTTCATATTGTTTACGAAATACGTTACGCGCTTTTGCGCCTGTGTCCTCGACAAGCTTTAATCCCGTCGTTGGAGTTTCACTATACGCGTCTATGACGGATACGTCAATACCTTTTTTCAACGCTTGTGACGGTGTATCTAATTCGACGGGTTTACGCACGTCAACGCCGAGTAAGTCGCCCATCATGATCACTTCATCGTGCGGTGTATCTTTGCGCCAGCGTTTGCGGCCGTAACCCTGTTCACCAACGAAACCAGGTAACACTTTGCCGTTGCGTATTTCCGCAAGCGCCTGTTCTTCGAGTCCTGATAGTCTCGCTTTCATTGCACGTTCTGCACGTTTTAAAATACGTAACTCAAGCGCTAAATGATGTCCGGTCAACGAAACACCCTCGGCTGCGCTAAGGTAATCAACGCCACTGTAAGCGACTTGCTGCAACGCCGTACAAGCGTAACGTGCTGGGCAATAGTCACATTGGCGCCCAACTTTACACACCGCAGCGTCACTATACGAGTCGACAGCCGCCGACTTAACTGTATTGATATAACCGCGAAGGTCTGACGCCTTACAATCCCACACTTGAGTTGTACCACCGCTACGGAATGACCGAGGCTGTGAGACTCGAAGCGACACGTTTAGATTTTGGTCAACAAATCCGTTAACATTTAACAGTTCGAGTAGTCCAGCAACGTAAGTAATTAATTGCCAGTTCTCGAACGCATCAACACCACGGTGGCCGAACTTAGCGTCCCAAACGTAAAGCGTGTTAGCTTTCGCATCGAGTAGCCAGCAATCGATATAACCGTACATACCATCATAAATACACGACAAGTCGATGTATTCTTCTATGTGTAAATTACGCATCGTACCGTTGGTGTTCGTCACTTTCAGTACGTCGTTAACGTATTCGAGCGCAGCGTCGTAAATCTCGTCGGTAATGACGATGTTATCGCGACTCAACGTTCCAACAACATTACCAGACGACACGAGCGTTTCGCCCGGCGTTCTGAACGATTCAAGTATTAATTGAGCAACTTCGTGAAACGCTCGACCTTCGAGTCGTGCCTCACTCGTACCTTCACCACTATCTATCGCGGGGAATTGTTGGGACAACTTGACGCTGCCCGTACAGTTCACCCACGTATCAGCGCCATACGCTAATAACGGGGATTTATTCATAATAATTTCACCAACGCTGCGTGAACCTGTGGGATCAAGTCGGTACGCGCAGCAAGTAACGCGATAGACGCTAAACCTTGCGCTTTTAACGCTTCGTCGATTGACTCTTTCGTTAACTTCTTATTGTTCACGGTGATGAATTTCATCAACTCGGGGAACGTCGTCGGGCCCGTTACTACTGCAGCATCGACAGGTGGCGTTACTACTGCAGCATCGACAGGTGGCGTTACTACTGCAGCATCGACAGGCGGCGTTACTACGGCATCAACGACAGGCGGCGTTACTACGGCATCAACGACAGGTGGCGTTACTACTGCAGCATCGACAGGTGGCGTTACTACTGCAGCATCGACAGGTGGCGTTACTACGACATCAACGACAGGTGGCGTTACTACGACATCAACGCAATGACATGGTGTATCTTCCATCTGATAATACAAACCCGAACCATCGCAATCTCTACAACCAACCAAACCTTTATCGCTATCCAACTTAACATTAGTACCGACATCAACAGCAGCAACAGGAATAACCATCAAAGCTTTTAACTCAGTCTTAACACCTTCGACGTATTCGGCCCATTCTGCGTCGTTTTTGTCTTTAGGCTTGCGAGCCATACGCCACGTGTTATCGTCTAAGCGAGTTTTACCGCGACTGTGAATACGTGAATCCCACGGTAAACCGTCCGCGTCGATTGTGTCGTTCGCTTCTGGTATCTCGCTAGCAATTTCGTCGAAATCAACTAACGATTTACCGTATTGTTCGGCGTCAGTGGTGATTGCTGCATTATCATCGAGGCAATCTTGTATCACTGATTTAACGTAATCAACGTTATCATCGACCAACGGCTCAACCGTTACACTACGACTAACATCACCAACCGTTTCGGTGTGACCATTCACGGGCAATGTGGTATCAATGTCACGGGCTATAGATTGTAGGGCGTTACCCATGTGGTATAAGACACTAGCGTTATTATCAGGTAATTCTAATTTCATCGTTAAATCCTTAGTTGTTTGTTGACGACAGCGCCATATTAAATGTATTATGACCACATTGTCAACAAACTTAACGGAAATAAATTATGAGAACACCTGATAACGTGGTCGTGCTGGTGCGACTATGACCCACATTACTAATCACGCGTCGCAACGATGGGCTGAACGATTTGGTAAGCGCTTTGTGATGCGTGACATACTCGAAGAATTTCAACGGGCGACAAAATGGAAACCGAACCGAGCGAGACGCCTCGGCATTCGTATCGACCCGACTCGCCGCTATTATGTGACCGAAACGTGTATATTCGTCGTCGCAGTAAACAGTTGCGCTATAGTAACAATTTTACCTCGGAGGTGTTGATAAATACGTCAAGGTGCGTATAATAACGAAACGTTTCTTTATTTGATGAGGTCGAATCATGGCGAACAAAAGAAAAGATATAACAGGTAATCGATACGGTAAACTTACAGCTTTACACCCCACTGAACCAAACCATAAAGGATTATGGAAATGGTTATTTCAGTGCGACTGCGGTAACACAATTGAACGTTCAATAACGTTCGTTTCTAAATTCAGAGGTAATGTTAATAGCTCGTGTGGCTGTTCACATCATTTAAAAACACACGGTATGTCTAAGTGTGACAAAAAATTACGTTGGGTATGGTTAGCGATGCGCCAGCGTTGTATAAATCCCGAAAATAAAGATTACATTAACTACGGTGGTCGGGGGATCTCAATATGTGACGAATGGTCAGATTATGCTAACTTTCACGCGTGGGCTATGTCGTCAGGGTACAAAGATAAGGTGACAATTGAACGTGTAAACGTTAATGGTGATTATTGTCCGAGTAACTGTACTTGGGTGGTCAACGAGAAACAAGCGCTGAATACTACACGTAACGTTTATTATGAATATAAAGGTAAGTCATATTCAATGCGTGAATTGTCTGAACTATCAGGTGTTAATTACAACACGTTACGCAATAGAATCAGCAATTATAAATGGAGTGTTGAGCGCGCTATGGGTACGTCCGAATGACTATAACAATGCGCCCATATCAGGCGAAAGCGATTGACGATGTATATCAGTGTTGGGAAGATGGTAAACAATTTATCGTGTTGGTTATGCCTACCGGGTCCGGTAAATCCGCTACATTATGTGAGATTGCTAGAATTGAGCGCGATAGCGGTCAGGTGTTACTTATCCTCGCACACCGTCGCGAGTTAATTACACAGTTGAGTCACACGCTTGCGCGCAATGGGTTGATGCACAACATACTAGCCGCAACTAATACGGTTAAAGCTGCACACAAACAACAAATATTAGAGTTTGGTAAATCGTTTGTTACGCCAACGAGTAAGGTGTTTGTCGGGTCGGTACAGTCTATAAAACCTAACGTGATCTCTAACTTTTCAAAATATAAAGATAAATTAACCATCATTCAAGACGAGTTTCATCACGCGACTAAAAAGTCAAAAACTTGGGGCGGTATACTAACACCACTCGACGACGCGGGGGCTAAAGGTCTTGGTGTTACTGCCACACCTTGTCGGGCAGACGGGCAAGGTTTATCGCGTGAAACAGACGGTTACGGTGATTGTATGGTGTTAGGCCCTACTGCGCGTCAATTGATGGATATGAAGTACCTTAGCGATTATCGTATATTCTCACCGCCGAGTGACCTTAATCTGAACGAGGTTTTAGTAAGTAAGACCACGGGGGATTACCAAGAAAATTCACTTAAAGCTGAAATTGGTAAGTCGCATATAGTCGGCGATATTGTTGATCAGTATTTGCGTATCGCCAAAGGTAAACCTGGTTTAACATTCACAGTCGGCGTGGAAATGGCCGAACGAGTGGCCGAACAGTATCGTGCTAAAGGTGTACCAGCTATAGCCCTATCTGGTAAAAGTGAAGATTCAGAGCGCGACAATGCGATCAAGGATATTGCGAGCGGTAAAATATTACAGATAGTTAACGACATGTTGTTCACTGAGGGTACAGACATACCTTGTGTCGAGGTCGTGACATTTGCCAGACCGACGCAAAGCTACGGTTTATATTGTCAAATGTTCGGTAGAGCGCTTCGAGTATCACCAGGTAAGACGCACGCTATCATTATTGATCACGTCGGCAACGTAGCCCGTCACGGTTTACCGGACGCTAAACGTGAATGGTCACTTGATAGGCGTGAAAAGCGCGGAAGCGGTGAAGCTGAGAATACGACGCGAACGTGCGTCGACCATAAAGTTGATGGGGTTGTGACCGCTGAGGGTTGTTACTCGGTGTTTGAGCGGTTCCTCAAAGAATGCCCGTTCTGTGGGCTTGAGATACGAACGCCAACGCCCGCTGAGCGAACAGGGCCCGAACACGTTGACGGGGATTTGTTCGAGCTTGACGCCGATACGCTCGCTGCGATGCGTGGCGAAGTGGCCAAGGTTGACCGCCCGATGGACGAAGCGGTTGCAGAGTATCGCGCCGAGTTGATGCGTAAGCACACACCAACTATCGGTGTAATGGCGCATACTAAACGATTCGCCGTCAAACTCGAAGCGCAACAAACCGCTATAGGTGCGTTACGTGAAATAATGGCCATATGGGCAGGGCATTACCGCGCGGCTGGTCGTGACGACTCGGAAATATTTAGACGGTTTTACCTACGTTACGGCGTAGATTGGTTAAGCGCTCAGGCGCTAGGTTCCGAAGCGGCTTTGACGCTCGGTGAACGTGTTGCAATGGATATTGGGAGTGTAGAGTGATGATTAAGGTAATATTCTTGTATGACTACACGGGTATCATGGCAAAACCGTGGTTAGATGCGGGTTATGAGTGTTGGTGTTTTGATGGGCAACATGAACCAGGAATAATAAGAGACGGTAACCACGTGAAAGTTGGTATGTGGTTTGACGCATACAATACACGACAGCATGTAATTGAAATAGTTGAAACAGTTGGGGATGGTGTCAAATTTGTGTTTGGGTTCCCAGAATGTACAGATATGGCTGTAAGCGGTAGCGCTCATTTTGTTAAAAAGTTGAAAGTTAACCCAGCTTGCCAAGCTGAGGCAGTAGAGTTGGCCAGACTGGTGAAGTATGTCGGTGATCACTATTCTTGCGCGTGGGGTCTTGAAAACCCTGTCAGCGTAATGTCGTCGATATGGCGTAAACCAGATTTTTATTTTAACCCTTACGATTACGGCGGTTATTTACCTTTTGACGACGAACACCCCCAATATCCACAATATATAAAACCTAGGGACGCCTACCCTAAAAAAACAGCGATATGGTGCGGTAACGGATTTGTAACGCCGGAACGATTGCCGGTTACAGTGGATGCAGGGTATTCAGACCAGCACAACAAACTAGGCGGTAAAT